CGGCGTGCCGCGACGTAGACGTTGGTGCCAACCAAAGCCGACAGGGCGTTTGCCATGGTGGCATCAACGAGGAGGGTGGCGGTGATTACGCAGTCCGTGAGGCCGCCGACGCGGTAGTAGCCGGTGTTGCCGAAGCTGCTGGCATCAAGGGCGTCGCGCGACTTGGTGACGACAATTGACTTGCACTGGTCGCTGTAATCAACAGCCGATCCAGAGGCGGCGCCGATCTTAAAGACGCCTGAGGGAAGCAACGTAGTCGGGTTCGCCATGTAGAGAGCTCCTTTGATTGTGGGCCCGCGGGCCCGTTGTCAGTCTAAGCGTTTGCCTGCACTTTAGTCACAATGATCAGCTCATAGGCAGGGTATTCGGCGCCGCCGACCTGCTGGACAATCGGCCGCGCCGATTTGAGGCCAATCTTGCCCTCGCGTACTCTGTCTGCGATTTCTAGCAGCTTCGTCAATGCGTTTTTGTTGCCAGGCCCGGTGCCGATGACGGTGACGGCGAACTCGAATTCGGCAACGTTATTGCTGTGCATGGTGATTGACGGGGCCTGCACGAGGATGCCTGGCGGGTTGATATTGCGCGGGTCGTCGGCAATCTTGAGGTTTGTGGCAAGGCCGAGGGCCGTTACAAAGGCGTTGTAACCGTCGTTAAAGGCGTTGTCAGGCATCAGGCCACCTGCGGACGGTTGCAACCGAGCAGGCGCAGAATTTGACCCATTGATCCGCCCGTGGGGGCTCCCGTGGCAAGCGGATCAAACGACGCAAATTGGTCGATAGAGCCAGCTTCGCGGTACAGGGCACCTGCGTACATAATCGTTCCAAGCAGCACGTCGGCGCTGGGCACGACGCTAAGGCTGGAGTCAAAGTAGCCCGACTCTTGCCGGCGACGGTACGCGAATTGGTTTGCCGCGTTGACGGAGAACGTGGCGCGGTCGTAATCAACGCTTGGGTTGGTGAACGTAATGCCCAGGTACTTTTCGAGCTGCCCAAGCGTCATCCAGGTGCACGTGAGCGTGTAGGTGACGGTTCCTGACGCGGCCTGGCGCTCGACGTCAGCTGTGCTTAGGCTGAATTGGACCTGGTTGAGGTAAATCGGCCCATCAATGTCGTAAATGGGGTCACCCTGGTCACTGACGTCCGTGAGAAGGTAGTTCGGAAGGCCAGTAACGACGCGCACACCGTCAAACGGTGAGCCCATCCCGGACAGGGTGACCGATTGGCCAACCTCAATTTGGTGCTCCTGTAAAAGCTGAACGATGGCGACGTTTTGGATTACCTGTCTATGGGTAACCGTGTACGTCGCCATCGTTGGCAGCCTTGGAGGAGGACTTTACTTAGGCTTTGAGAATTTTGACGAACTTGGTCGCATCGGCCATGAACGCAGCTGCGTAGCCGCGGAAGGCGATCGTGCGTCCGAGCGTCGAGGGCACGTCAATGCTGATGGCGCCCTTCTGCTGTTCGTAGAACTCGAAGCCCGCAGCGGGGCCTGCGGCGTGGCCGACGACGCCGTTGAGGCCGCCCGAGCCGGTGCCGCCAGCCATGTTCTTGTCAACGACAAGGACGAGGCCCAACGGGTTGCCGTTCCAGGACGTGGCCGACGACGAGCCGAGCGTGTTCTGGCCGTTGAGGCCGGGGGCGCCAACGAACGGGAACACGGGGCGGTTTGCGTCGTCAACCATCATGCCGATCTTTGCCCAGGTGATCGGGGCAACGATGTAGTGCGTCGGCAGGTAGTTGGACGTGTTGCTGATCTGGTACGCAGCGCCGTAGATGCACTCGATGAGGTCCTTGGGCTCGTAGTTGCTGAGCGTCTCGAACTGGGTCGTACCGGCAACCATCTGATCGACGGCGTAGTTGTCGGTGGCCTGACCGTACGCGACGGCGAGCTGATCGAGCACGATCGCAAGGCTGTTGGGGTCCGTCCAGTCAAGGTCCTGCTCGGACAGCGTGACGTACGTACCAAACGTGAGCTTGCTGATGTCGTTGTTGGACACGCCGACAGTCGAGGGGTCAAGCGCGTTGAGCTGGCCCGTGGGCTGCTGCGTGACAACCGGGCGGGTCGTGATCTTGGGGCGACGGAACGTTGCGCCACCCTGCGGCATGGCGCGGGCGCCGATGGCCGAGACGAACGGACGAACTGCGTTGAGGCCGTCATACACCGAACCGACGATCGGCTCAGGGAGAATGCCAGGCGTGTCAGCGGTCGTGATATCGGGCGCGGCGGCCTTGATGTTGGCGTTGAGCTGCGCGAAATCGGAGCCACCACGAACGAACGCGGCCATGTATTCGGTCGGCGTCGGGAGCTTAAACGACTTCTTGGCTTCGGCCCACAGCGGCGCCGAAACTGTCTGCGGCTGCGCCGAGACGGCTGCCGCGCTTTCGATCTGAACGTCCTTGGTTGCTTCCACTTGTGGGGTCTCCTGTTGTGTGCCCTCGGCCGCTGCAACCTCGGTGATTTGGGCACCGGCAAACGCCGGCGCTGTGACTAACGATAGTTCCTGCCACTCGCCTTTGGCAACCACAAGGGTGCCAGATTCGTCGTAGTTTGCGTCGATCGGGTTGACCCCGACCGATACCGAGTCAATCGCGCCGTCTTTGATCAGCTCAATGACGTCGGCACCGTCGCGGGTGTTGCTGATCTTGGCCGTGAACAGCATGCCCTTTTCGGAGTCCATGCGGCCAGTAACAACGCCAACAGGTTGGGTCGAATCGTGGTACTTGAGCAGTTTGGGCGCCTTGCCTTTGACCGGCAAGCTGCCAGGCAGGAATTTGACGCGGGTGCCATCGGAAACGGTGGCCTCAACGTTCCACGGGACCGCGATGCCGCTGATGGAGCGCGGCGTTTCGCCTTCCTCGGCGGTAACGAACGTGTCGGTGGCGGTCAGTCTGATCATTGGTCGTCTCCTTCGTTTGGTCTGTCCGAGGGCTCAGGGGCAGCGTTTCCGTCACCCTCGGACATATCGTTTTCCTCCAAGTAGGCCTTGACGTCAAGCTCAATGTATCTGCCGCGGGGGGTCACGTTGTTCATACTCAACGTTTGCTCCATGGCATCGATGAACGGCTTGGCGCCGAACAGGTAAAGGTCCTGGCGTGCCTGCTGTGCGTTGGCATACGTCATCGAGGACGTATTAATGCCAACCAAGTACGGCGGGATATTCGCAATGCGTGCCATCTCGAGCGCTTGATGCTCACGCGATTCGACCGATTGCATTTTTGACGGGTCAACGTATTGCGGCTCAAAGCTGACGAACTGGTTCAGCGCGGCGATCGCGTTGGCTTCACGCGCCTCGGCGAAAGCAGCGGCCATGTTGGCAAGCTCCTCGGAGCTCATCGGCTCGCCGTCAACCTGCTTCAGGACGCCTGACGGGATTTGGTTTCGGGCAAAGCGCTCGGCCGACTCGTCAAGGTTGCGCGCAGTGCGAATTGACCGGGCACCCATTGACAACAGGCCTTGGATCGGAGAGAGAAATTGTACGACGTCCGCAGGGTTGAGATCGAGGCCGTTAAAGGTGATTTGTTTGGACGGTCCGAACCATTGCGGGCCGCCTTGGTCGCGGGTCTGGACGTCTGCGGCGGGAATCCACGTGAATTCTGCTGGGAAACCGTTGCCGAACCGTTTGGTGACGACCCAGAACGCGCGGCCGTAGAAAATCATGTCGTCGGCGGTCCAGCTCAGGATGAAGTTGCGGGTGACGTTCGGATCGGGCTGATCAAACCAGACGTCGTCGGGCATGTATGCCTTTTCGTATTCCTGTTCGGCTTGATTCCATTGCCAGCTGTATTGCTTGATGGTGAGCGCGCCAATCATTGAGCAGATCAGGTCGCGGGCCCGGCTAATTGTTGGGATGTTGATTGCCTGGAGACGGTCGAAGCCCGTCATGTAGGTCATGAAGTTGCCGACGTTGGGGTTGCCCGCGGCGCCTACAGCTGCGCCGATCGCGGCGTGCGGTGCGGGTTTGGCGGTTTGCAAGCCTGAGAAAATGCCCATGATCAGTCAAGCCTAGGCGCCAGCGCGCACAAACGCGATCGCGGGGCGTGTCACGTTTGGTCGAGGCTTGGACATGAGGCCTGCGGCCCACACTAAACAGCGGGCTAGTTCGATTGGCCCCGGTGATTTGGTAGAGGAAAGCGCAATTGCCCCAGGCGTTCGGACCGCAACAGCGCGCCCGACGTGTTCGGCGAGCATGGTTTCTCCTGTGTGCTGGAGTTTGTTTTCGGTGATGGATTGTCGAACAGCTCCAGTGAAGCTCGTAATTTCTCGGTAGCCCACGACAACGCGACGGCGAGCCAGTGCACTAGGACAGTGAACGTCCAGAGTCGGAGTAATCGCCACCGTGAGACCTGGATTGCGTGAAACTTCACGCTCCACATTGTCCCATAATGCGGCAAGGGTGTCGCACATAAATGCGACTGTCGCGGTAAGCACGTTTTCGGCGTTGTGGTTGACGCGGACCGCGCAGTAACGGCCGTCGTCGACGCTGACTTCGCAGGCCAGGACGCCACCTGGTAGCGGTGGCAGGTTGGTGGTGCGTTCTTTCCATAGGCCTGGTGACAGCCAGCCTGTTTCGGTTTGTACCCACAGGTTGACGGAGCTGCGCAGGAAGCCGGCACGGTTCGGGGCGTGCGATTCGTCCTCAAGGGTGTCGATTGACAGGGTGTAGCCGAGGGCTGGGTTGGCGTATTCCCACGCGGCTTGAGTCATTGGATCAAGCTCGGGTGGCGGCGAGTATTCAGCCAGGTAAAGCGGCGGTTTGTCGCCGGTGTCGATTGCGCGCAGGCCTTCCTCACGCCATTTAAGCATGGCGACGCTTTCCTCGGTGCCAGCGGTGGACCACATTGACAGCAGCGGGTTGCGTCGAGCTCGCTGGGTTGGTCGCAGGCCAATGTCCAGGGTTTCAGTATCAACGCCGAACAGCTCGTCCACAATTATCAGGTCACAGCTGAGACCGTGTCCCGCGGACGGTTTAGCTGCACGGACCAGCCATTTGTTTGCTCCCACTTTCATTTGATTGCGGCCATAGGCCCAGGTGACGTCGCGTTTATCCAAACCAAACTTGGCTTCCAAGATCGGCGCCAAATCCTGAAACAGCGCGCACGCCAGGTCTAGCCGGTGCGCCGTCGTAAGTATGGTTTGCGGCTCCTCCCATACCTTTGTGAGCCACCATCCGACGAGGGCTTTAAGCGCCGCGGTTTTTCCGTTCTGTCGGGCCACCGAGACAAGGCTGACATGGTTGAGAAACTGTCCATCGGCTCCAAACGCCAGCTGTTGATCGAGGACCCTTCTCTGCCAGGGCATGAGCTCGATGCCCATGATCCGTAAAGCCCACTCAGCCACTTCTGGCCCGTAGGTTCCTGCGGGTTCTGAGACGATCGTTTCCAATCGCGGCAGGTCATGACCTTTTCCTTTCTTGCCGGTTTCTTTCCTTTCGGATAAAGAGAACGATGGGCGCGGGGGCAATTGGGTCCCTGTCTCAAAAAAAGTTTTTGTTTGTTTTTGTTTGTTTGGGGTTTGTTTCGGTTTGTGTGTTGCCCCTGGGGTTTGATTGCGTGCGCGATCGCGTGCTGCTTTGTAGTTTGCGCCTCGTCGAGCGTTGCATGGCTTGCATGATGGGACGAGGTTTTCTAGTTCGCTGTTACCCCCCGCGGCAAATGGGATGAGGTGATCGGCTTCGGTGGCGGGGCGTCTTTTGCACCAGTGGCATAGGGGTTCGTCGCGGAGGATGGTGGCCCGGTGTTTTCTGTAGGTGGCGTCGGCTGTTCGACCCGCCCCCCGTTTTTTCTTGGCTGCCATGCTGTTCAGGTTAGTTGCGGGGGATTCCCCCGCACCCCCAGCTAGCGCCCTCGCGTTCGCTCGGTTGCTCGTCATGTGTCAGGGTTGGCTCGCAGGCATAACGCGCCCGGGCTCCTCCCGTCCGATTATCGCTCGGATCACACTAGCCCACACCCTCGTTCCAGTGCATGGGACTACCCCGGCTCTCTGACGGCCTAAGTGACCGCTGTTAGCGGCCCAGGGTTCTCACCTACACCCCGTGTCACGCTGGGGTTGCGCCCTTGCGGGTTGGTTTAGTTGTCAAACATGGCCACAGGGGGTTCCTGCTTTAGCCAGGTTGTGTCCCTTTCGCAACAGCAGCACAGCTTGGCTGGCTTGCCTTTGGTCGAGCACACGACGCTTCCGCAATAAGCGCATTGCCAAAGGGTTTGTTTACCCGCGGCACTCGCAATCGTCGGTTTGTAATTCATTTTGGACACACTCCAGGCTTTTCAGGGTGACGACAATAAACGCCACCAATCCACACCCAGCCCCAGCCAGCTTTGACAGGCGTGCCACAAACGCAAACGCCATCAAAGGCGTTGCGCCGCGGCGGCCTATCGGCGTAAGGCGTGTGCCACTTCATTAGTTGCCTTTCCAAGCCTCAATGACGCGGCTTGCGTCCTGCTTCGTGAGGTCAGTGAGGATACCCACCTTCTTGCCAAGCAGCTGACTAATGGCCTCGATCACCGGCGCGCCTGATGCAAGGCCTTGGCCTCGGGCCAACGCACGGATCATGCCAATCTGTTTCTCGGATGCGTTGCCTGAGGCGTTACGCGGCGCGTCCTGTTGCACGGCTCCTGGGGCACCGAATGGTTCCTCGACGGGTTGGTTATTGGGTCGTCTGGCAACCTTTGTCATTTCCTCGCGGCTTGGGCGCTTGGTGTGATCTGACCCGGAGAGGCCTGCGTTGGCCAGGGCGCGGCCTACGGCTGAGCTCTCACAGTTTTCTAGGTGGCTGGTGCGGTTGACCATGCCTTCGCCTCGTGTCTCCTCGGCCCATCCTGTTGCGATCATGACGTCGCTTTCGTACAGTTCGGCACGAAACACGCAGCGGTTATCCGTGTAATGCACTAAATGTGTGATTACGCGCGGTTGTGCGCTGCGCTCCTGCTTTAGCCAGCGGTCAAGCCGTGTTGCTACTGGTTCGTAGTCCTCAAGGTTAAATGCCATCTGCTGTCTCCTCCAGTAGTTGTATTAATTCGAGCCATAGGTCGGCTGGCATGACTGCTAGCCATTTGCCTGGGTTGGCGCAACCAGGTCGTTTGCACAATATGACGCCCGTGTACGCCTGTTTGTCTTGCATTTGACGGCCAAGTTGCTCAAAGTAGCTGGACCAATTGTGCTGCTGACGGTTCTTGACCTCGATGACTACGCCGTTGATGGCGTCAACGTCGCCCTGGTCGTCGGTCCAGCCGGCACGGTTGCGTTGGGCCTGGTAGCCCTTTTCGCGTAGCCAATTGACCACAGCCGTCTCGGCTGCGGTGCCTTTGCGTTTATTCGGTGACGTCATGCTCAAGGTCCTGAGCGCACTGGGCGTACACCCACAGATAACCAGCTGCGTCAACCACGCTGTCAACGTGCAAGCGTCGCTTTTCGCGGTTGTACCCGATGCGTGCAAGTTTCATGGCAATCATGAACAGCGCGGCATCGGCGCTGTCGCGCACTTCGCCTCCAGTGATCGCACGAAAGATTGCTGCGACTCGCGCATAGTCCTCGTGCGGTGGTCCGTAGTTGTCGCCGCGTGGTCCATGCGTGATTTGGTGCGCACGCTTCAGAATTTCGTCAATGTCAACAGGGTCCATCAGTAAGGCGTTTCCCGTGACAGCAGACGCTCGAGGCGGCTCACTTCGCTTTGCAGGTCCTCAAGCCGGTGACGGTATCTACGAAGCCTGTTGTGTGCTTCGTGCAGGTCCTCGGCCAATAGTTCTGCGTTTACGTCGGGCAAACGTAGGTAATGCTCAAGCAGGCGGTCGCCAATGCTTAGCTGCGCCCATTCCTCGCGGTCAATCACTTGCTGCCATCCTTCCGGGCGCGGCCCGTTGCGTGACGCAATCTAGCAAACGCTTCATCAAATTCGCGTTGGCGTTGATTGTTTTCGTATCGGATTTGGCTTGCATGCGCCCACCAGCCGATCACAATGCCGGCTGCGATTAGTAAGACGTGTTTCATTGCAGAACCTCCAAAGCTCGGTTGTAGGTTGACCACATTGGCCAACCACCCTCAACGTACACCCACCAGGCGGCTTGCAGGTTGATGGTCGGGTTCAGCAGCTCGTCGCAGGCGTCGATTAGGCCGCGGGCCCGCAAGTAGCCGTCAGGGTTGTAGCGGTTGGGTTGGCACCAAGACGGCGCGTGGATTTGGGCTAGCCCGTAGCTGTTGCCTGAGTCGCCGATGACGTGCGGTAGGCACATTGATTCAAGCTCCAGGATCGTCAGGATGATTGGCAGCTCGTTGGCCGTAAAGCCCGCTGCCAGCGCTTCTCGGGCGTATTCGGCGCATCCTGGGCCTTGGTATGCCGGTGCGGGTTGCGGACCTTCCAGCGGCTCCCAAACGGCCTGCGGATAGACCGTCTGGGAAACCGTCTGGGGTCCCGCCAGATCGAGTTCGGTGGTGGCCCACAGTCCTGTGGCACCGATTATGGCTGCCATGCAGCCTGCGACAATTGCGATTGGGTTC